AGATGCACGGTGGCATGCCGATCAACCTCGAGCTGCTGAAGCGGAAGATGAGGGAGCATGGTCTCAGGTAAGGCAAGGCAGCCAGGCGTGATCTACACCGCTCTGACCAGGGGCTATGACAGCTCACCGATCAAGAGGTGTGACGAGCCGGACATCGTGGTCGAGGTGCGGGTTGCGCCGAAAGAGATCGATCACGGCCGCGAGGGTGCGCTGTGGAACCGCGAGCAGAAGCTGAAGTTGCCACCGAAGGCCGGCCTATGGAGCCTCTACCTCGATGCTAGCCTGAAGCCCAAGGCGCCGATCTATGAGGTCGTGTGCAGCTGGCTCGAGAAAGCCGACATTGCCTTCTTCAAGCATCCCTGGCGCTCGTGTGCGTATGACGAGATCGACGAGTGCGTGAAGCGGGGGAAGATCACACCAATTGAAGCCGAGCGCGCACGCGCTCATCTTCAATTAGCCGGATTCCCGAAGCACTTCGGACTGTGGGCCTGCGGCGTGATTGCCCGGCGAACTCACGCGAATCCAACCCAGGCGGTGATCGGCGGCGCGTGGTTCGAGCTGGTGCAGCAGCTGCCGCGGGATCAGATCTGGTTGCCGTTCGTGTTGTGGCGGTTCAAGGATGCGATCAAGCGGGTGCATACGATCGATGCGAGCATCTACAACAACGAATGGCTATTCTTTCGAAGACATAGCAAGCATGTCTAAATATAAATCGTTGGGCGATTATCATTACGTCGACTTCGAGGTCCCAGGGTCACCGTATCGGTATCATGTGCTCGATGTGATCGAGAAGGCCAAGCAGTTCGTGAAGCCGAAGGGCGTGATTCTGGAGGTCGGCTGTGGTGAAGGCTTGATCCTGAGCAAGCTCGCCAAGGTTGGCTTCCACGTGAACGGCTGCGACATCGATCCACACGCAGTTCAATTGGCGATCAAGAAAGGCAACCCGGTTGCGTATGGTGATATTGGCAAGTTCGTCGGCAGTCGATTCGATGCAGTGATGGCGTTGGACGTTTTAGAGCATGTGGCTGAGGATCAATTCTCTTGGACTGTTCATCGGATGAAGGCGGCAAGCGATTTGATCTTCGTTGCCGTCCCTGATCGTCATGACGAGCATGGCGTCCGCGACTTCACCATGGAGTCACTGCGGGAGATGTTTCTTGTTTGGGACTGCTTGCACTCAGAGACCCGTCACGCAAGGCACTTCATCGTGATGAGGAAGCCACAGTGAACGATCTGACGATCGTCATGGCTGTCTATGGGCAGCCTGAGATGTTGTGGTTTCAGATCAAGCTCATGGAGACCTATCCAGAGGACGTGCTGAAACGTTTGAATGTGATCGTCGTCGATGACTGTGGCAATCCACCGGTCAACGAAAAGTGGATCATCGAGCTCGGGCTATTCGTCAAGAAAGTGCAGCTGTTCCGAGTTGACGAAGACATCCATTGGAACCAGATGGGGGCCAGAAACCTCGCTATGCATCATGCTGAAGGTTGGTGTGTGATGCTCGATCCAGACATGGTCTTTTCTGGTGAAATGATGCAGAAGCTGCTATTGACCATCGGTCAGCTCGAGCGTGGCCACGTGGTTAAGTGGGCTTTGCGCCACGTGGGCAACGGGGTCGTCGACATGACCAGCCCCAACACGTGGCTGATCCACCGGGACGATTTCTTCGCCATTGGTGGTTACGACGAGGACTACGCCGGGCACAAGGGCTGGTCCGACGTGCAACTTCTCGACGTGCTGCGTTCGTGCTACAAGATCCACCAGCGGCCGGACATTCAGGCCGACTTCTACTCCAACAAGCAGGTGCCCGATGCAGCAGTGACCAGTCTCGATCGATCCACGGGAGCCAACCGCAAGAAGCGGTTGCGCAAGGCGGCTGAGGCCAGAGGCGCCAGAGGTTGGAAGCAATGGGCAAAGACACGACAGAAGATTCCGAGGCTGAGGTTCAAGTGGAGACGTGTATATCCACCTCCTGTATAGATGCCTTTGATGTGATCCATCGAGCTCGGCCGCATTCTGCTGGATACCGACGAGTCACACAGCGTGGTGAGACAGTTTTTTGTCATCGAGTTGTTTACGAGGAGTGCTTTGGAGAGATACCTGATGGCTTGTTGGTGATGCATAAATGCGATAATAGGTCTTGTGTAAATCCTGAGCACTTGATGGTTGGGACAATAAAAGACAATTCAGATGACATGAGAAGAAAGGGTCGAAGCGCGCGAGTAAAGCTTAGCGATAATGATATTGACTCAATCAGAGCCGCATTGAATAGAGGCGAGCATATTAGGCCTATAGCACTAAGATTTGGTGTGTCCCATAGAATGGTGATCTTGGTTAAAAAAAGAATTAGGATCAAGAGCCATGAGTGCTGAAGCACTTCCCGACAGCCTGAAGAACATCTCACCCGAGGAGCTCCGCAACTTCCGCCTCAAGCAGGAGGCCGACTACTACAAGACGATCGATGGCTTCCTCGATTTCGCCCGTGACAGCGGTGCTGCGCCTGACGCTCAGCAGTATCCACACGGCAAGGGCGCCCACGAGATCCTGAATTGGTCGTGGCGGCCAGACCCGGAAAGCGATCGCGGCATCTACAAGCACAAGATGCAGCTATGGCCACGCGGTTCGTTCAAGTCAGCTGTGTTCGATGTGGCCTTGGTCTGCTGGATGATTGCCTGCGATCCGAACATCCGTATTTGTGTGTGTTCGGAGACCGGCAAGCAGGCTAAGAAGTTCGTCAAACAGGCGATGCAGATCATCGACTCACTTTGGTTTCGTGATCGATTTGGTGTGCACAAGGGTCACTCATGGAAGGAAGGCAGCGGCGAGTTTGTCAGCGCGCAGCGCACGGCCCTGCACGTCAAGGAGCCGACCCTGCTCGCCGCCGGCGCCGGCGAGGTGTGGACCGGATCGCACTGGGATCTCGTCGTCATGGACGACGTGGTATCACAGGAGAACACGAAGACGATCGAAGGCATCGAGTCGATGTGGCACTGGTTCGGCGAAATGATGGCGCAGCTCGATCCAGGCTGTCGCCTGTTGATGATTGGCACCCTTCATCATTTCGCTGACCTTTACTGCCGCATCCTGAAGAACAAGCAGATGCGGGATCTGTTCGAGACGTCGATTCACAGCTGGAAGAACCCGGACGGGACCTTGTTCTTCCCGAACCGACTGACACATGCGTTCATCGAGCAGCAGCGAGCGTTGCTGCCGCCGCGCCAGTTCGCTTGTTATTACGAGAACCAGCCGACCACCGATGACGAGAAAATCTTCAAGCCTGAGTATTTTAGGGTCATTGAGGACCGCGATCTTCCGAAGCGTGTCTGGACATACCTACTTACTGACTTTGCTTTCATCGCTGAAGAGAAGAAGAAAGGGAAAGCCGACCGAACAGCTTTTTGGGTTGTATCGATTGATTGCAACCGAACCGTTTACGTCGTTGATTTCTACGTTGGTCGCTGGAAACCAAGCGACTCAGTTAGAATCGCTTGCGATCTGTGGAATCGATACCAAACAGCTAACATTCGAGGTATCGCTGTCGAAGACACGACCCACAAGGAGCTGCTGCAGTCACTGTTCGAGGAGATCCGCCGTGACACCTTCATCCGGCCGAAGATCATTCCGATCGCTGGCAGGAACCAGGAGATCAAGGACATCCGGATCGAGTCGACCGAGCCGCGGTTCCGCCGCGGAGACATCTACTTCACCCGGACCCTCCGCGAGCAGCACCGCAAGTGGCAACCGATGTTCCGGGAAATGACCGAGTGGCCGTTCAGCGACCACGACGACATCCCGGATGCGATCAGTGACATCGACAAGCAGGACAAGGAAGGGCGCCACTACCTGCCGGCGCCGCCAGCTGGCTGGCAGGCAGCCACGGGGCCGGTGCACCGCCCCTCGATGGTTGACGGCAAGCTGAACCCTGAATACGGTTACCCAGCTCGAGACAACATTCGTCGAGACCAACTCAATCGATCAGCGAGCGATCTATGGCTCAACAACTCGGGGGAGCGCAGCGAGCACGGAACACCGCGCCCCGGCGGCGACTCTTTCTGGCTGAGGCCACCGCAGCAGCCCAAGCCACCGGCGAGATCCTGAGCGCGCGTTATGGTCAGCAGGCCTGGATCCTGCAGGTCATGGATGCGGTGCAGAACGCGGTGCAGAACGGCATCGAGCAGCTCAGCGGCTCGACGGTTTCGACCAACGGTCACCCTGGTGACCCGTATCGGTTCCAGCCGCGCACGCGCGAGGAGCTCCTGCAGTCGCAGCACCTTGCCGCGGACTCCGGCGCTGTGGGCCAACGGGCCCCGGTCCAGGATCCAGCCCGCACCCGCTTGGGGGCCCCTCCTCCGGAGGGAGAAGAGGAGGCTTTGAATCCTCGGCCTGCGGTGGCACCATCTCCGCATGGCGATGGATCCAGTAGGCGACTCGACGATGGTCCCATGCCGTGGTTGCTCTAGGGATGTCATCGTCCCATCTGGTCCGGTGCGCGCTGCAGTCAGGGCCGGTCGTGTCTTCACTACTTTTTGCAGCAAGAAATGTGAGTGTCGTTACATAGCGAAGGCAGGCGCAAAGGCTCAAGATGACAATCTTGCTAGACGTGTTGATTCCCGTGTCGGTCGCCAACGTGGCGCTGGTTCCTGATGCGATCGATCGGTTCAACAAATGCACCGATATTCCGACTCGAATCGTCGTGATTGCGGATGGTGGTATGCGTAGGGATCTTTCGATCCTCGAGTCCTACCTGCCATCGCTCGATCACTGGAAGTTGCTGCACAACGAGAAGCCGGTGCAGCTCAACCAGTCGATACGCGAGGCCTTGGAAGAGATCAATACCAAGACCTTTGCGTTGGTGGGGCCTCATGTCAGGATCGATGATCCGAAGTGGTTCGGCAAGGTGCAGCAGATCTTCAGTCGCGATCCGATCTGTGGGATTGCTGACATGTGGCCCAATACCAAGAGCTCCACTCTCTATCCGGTGAAGCGGGCGCAAAACAATCCGGCACTTGTCGGCTGTCGATTTGCTGTGGTGCAGACTGCCTTTGCCAAGAAGGTGCCACCGTTCGGCGATGTTGATCCGGTGGCACATTGGTCGAAGCTGGCACTCACTGGTGGTGGGTCTGCCTGGTCGGTTCCAGGCGTTCGTTACTTCGAGGTTGAGCACGAGGAGCATGAGCTTTGGCGCGCACCATTGGGATCACCGAGCCGATCCGCGTAGCCATCGCTGACGACAGTCGCCTGATTTACTCAGACGATTATCGTCAGGGTTGGCGGCAGGGCTTCGAGCAGATCGGCTGCGAGGTCAAGGTCTTCGACATCAGCGTTCTGCGGAAGATTGTTGGTAGTTCGATGTCGCCATATCGAAGCCGGGTGATGCCTGGAACAGCCAAGTCGGTCGGCGAGCAGATCACGAATTGGAAGCCGCACCTTGTTTGGTGTCACCATGGGCGTGCAGCGAGCAATGGTGAGTTCCTGGCCAAGATTCACAGGGAAGGAGTCCGCACTGCGGTCTATCTCTGCGACGAGCCATACGAGACCGGTGAGACGGCTCGATACAGCCCGCACTTCAAGCACGTGTTCACCATGGATCCGTGCACATTGGAGACGCATCGCCTGTCACGCAGCGACAGGCAAAACGTGTTCTACCTACCGCCAGGCGTGGATGTGGATCACTTCAAATACAGTGATTACAGCAGGCGTGAGGTGTCAGCGTTCTTCCTTGGAAATGCCACATTGATTCCGAGGCCGCAGTGGTTGAAGCCGATCGAGCGATTGATCGCCGGCGCTGACATCAGGTTCTTCAAGACGGTTGGCAAGAGCGATCCAAAGTGGGTGGCGGTCAAGGATCATCCGAAGCATTATGGTGGTTGCTTGGTCGGTCTGAATGTGCATCGAGACCCATCGATCACGTTGGAGTGTTTCAAGCGGCGAGTGCTCGGTCGTGAGAAGAGCATGTCGATCCCAGCTGGCCTTCAGCTCTGCAAGGCGATGGGGAAGAAGGAGGGCACCGGGTTCTGGAATGATGGCAACTTGCCGGCGGCTCACGTCAACCCGCGCTTCCTCGAGATGGCGGCCTGCGGCACCTTGGTCGTCAGCGACAACCATCGCAGCGAGCTCGCGCGGATGTTCCCGATGGCTCCGCAGGCTTCGGACCCGGAGCACTTCCTCGAGCTCGTGCTCTACTACTTGAAGAATCTCGACGAGGCGGAGAAGATCGGGCGCGCATGCTCCTTCCTGATTTCAAGGCGGCACAGCTACGCGCACCGAGCGGCCGAGGTGCTGACCCGCGTTGGCTTGAGGGGATTGGAATCGGGAAGCCAGCCTTCCTTCTTGGGGGCGCCGGCGGATTGGTTGACTCTTCAGGACTTGATGCTGCTCGGGATCAGCTCGTCATCGGCAGCAACTGGACGCTCAGAGCGTTGGTCCCCAGCATTTGGCATGTCGTCGATCTCAGTGTCTGGAAGTCCGAGCGAGAGCACCTCGCTCGATGTTCAGAGTCCTTGGTTGTCGTAGGCAGCCGGCACATGTTTGGCGGTGGGCCTTATTCAGTGGCTGGCAGCGCGGCGCTGCGAACTGTTGGATCGAGGAAGTGGCCGATCGTCGAGATCTCGGTGCAGTCGCCGGGGCAGGCGATCAGGACCAAGGAAGGCACAATCCGTCATCCGCACGTGCAGCCGTTCATGCCGAAGTCGATGCGTGAGGCCTACCATCCAGGTGGCAATTCGCTCTGCTACATGATCCAGACCGCGCACTTGATGGGGTGCAACCCGATCTACTGCCTGGGCTTCACGCTGCAGAGCGGCACGGGCTACTTCTTCGGCCTGGAGAACCCGGTCACGAGGCGTCGGAGCTTCTATTCTGACCCGGAGCGTGCGCTCGAGTGGCTTCGGTGGTATGACAAGTGGAACCCTGGCAGAGCTCAGCTCTGGCCCGGGTGGTCAGGTCCGGTTTACGATGTGTTGCAGCTGGCTGCAGGAGCGACCCATGGCAAAATCGAAGAGCGAGGCGAAAGCGTCCCTGAACCACGACACGGAGCAGTCGCGATCGATGGCGATCGATCCGACGGTGACGTTGGGCGATGTGAAGATCGACCCCAACCAGTCGCGGTCCCTAGGGCTGCCCCTGCGGTCATGCCTGTTCGACCGGATCGACCGCGAGAACCCCTTCGTCCGGATGGTAACCGATCACTGCAACGACCGCGACCGCGGCCAAAGGGAAGGGTGATCGGTGGGTGATCGCGGGATGGATGGGAATACCTTCTCGGCGATGTCGCCGCCGAACCCTCGCGTCGGCCTTGCTGGCGCGCCGCAGCGTGGGATGGGGAAGTTCACGAAGCGCAAGGGGACGGAGCCGATCAAGGGTCCCTATACGCTGACCGAGTCAGCGTTCACGGACGGCACGGACATCGAGCAGAAGGCGAGGCTATACGAGGAGAGCGTTGGCTATCCGAATCTCGCCGATGATCCGTTCGTGGAGGAGCAGGCGCGTGGTGCCGTCCAATCAGGGATGAAGGATGTGTTCAATGTTCTGCAGTTCCTGCGCAACAAGTGGCTCATCCTCTACCGGCTGTATCGAGGCGAGTCGCTTGACACCTTTACCTATGGTCGTGCACGGCTGCATAGTCCGGAGCCATTCAAGATCGTTGAGACCCTGCACCCGAAGATCATCCGCACGTTGTTCAGCAACGATCGTTGGTTCAAGTTCTATGGCGAACAGACTGAGCACGACGATGCCGCCGAGATGCAGGAAGCCCTTTGCAGGAACCACCTCAAGCAGACCCGGTTCAGGGCGAAGGCCAGCAAGTTCGTTCGCGATGGGTTGATCTACGGGACTGCGATTCAGAAGACCTATTGGCGGCAGGAGATGGGCGAGATGACCTATCGAACTGCAAAGCGCATTGAAGACAAGGATCGGCCTGGCACGACGAAGAAGGAGGTCGGCAAGATCACGCAGAAGGAGTTGATCTTCGATGGCAATGAGATCAACAATGTTTCGATTTTCGACTTCCTGACTGCTCCCAATGCATCCTCGATCGAAGATGCTGAGTGGTGCGCGGATCGCAGTGGCTGGCCTGACTACAAGGTCAAGGTCATGGGCGAGCTTGGTCACTGGATCAATCTCGACAAGTTCGAGAACTATGCCGGATCTCGTGACAACAGTTTCGGTGATGAGTTCAAGGAACGGAAAAGTTACTCCTATGGGGTCTTCGATCCGCGGCAGGCGAGCTGGGCGCCGCACATACCTCATTATGAGGTGATCGATTGGTGGGGGCCGTTGGTCCTGAAGAACAACGACGGCAACTACGAGACCAAGATGTGTAACGTGGTGATGTTGGAGCCGAAGAACGCGGGGACTGTCGTCAGGGTGACACAGTGTCCGTTCTGGCATCAGGAGAAGCCGTATCAGGTCTGGCGACCGATCAGCTTGGAAGATGAGCTCTATGGGATCGGGGTCTTGGAGATGATTGCGCGCATGTCCATGGAGAAGGACATGAAGCGGAACTTGTTGATGGCGGCGACGCAGCTGGAAGGCAACCCAATGTGGTTGGTCGCCGACGATGCGAACATCCCCAACGGTCAGCTGATCGTCGAGCCTGGGCATGCAATCCGGGTCCCGGACATCGAGAAGTCGATTGCCCCGCTGCATGTGCCTCAGGTCAGCGATGCTGCCTTGAAGGCCGAGAACGTGCTGACTGTGGACATTCGGGAGACCGCCGGCGCGACCTCGCCTTCGATGGGCGCCAAGGATCCGTTCGGCGGCGAGAAGACGGCGACGCAGCACACCAGCGAGATCGATGAGGCCAACCTGCGGTTGGTCCCGATGATCGAGTCCTATGAGAATGAGGTTGAGGTCCCCATGCTGAATCAGATGGCATGGAACAACCAGCAGTTCATGTCATACTCAAGGGTCGTGCGAGACCTTGGGCCGATGGGGCTTCACTTCCACGACCGTTATGAGATCAGGCCGGAAGACATCATCGGTCGATTCTTGGTGCAGCCGTTGGCTTCTCACAAGCTGGCGACCAAGCAGACCCAGGTGCAGCAGCTGGTGAACATCCTTGACCGTGCTCCAATCATCAATCAGATGTATGGTCCGCAGGCGGTCAACATGCCGAAGCTTCTGGCGTTGATTCTGGAGCAGGGCTTCGACATCCGCAATGTTGATGAGATCATCAGCTTGCCGGACAACAGCAAGATTCTCACCCCGACTCAGGAGCACGAGCTTTGGTATCACGGCAACATCCCGCCGCGGCGACCCGAAGACAACGACATGCGGCACTCCCTCGCCCATATGGAGGAGATTGCCAGTGCGAGGTTCGCACTGTTGGAGCGCACCAGTCCCGGCACCGCAGCGCGTGCGAGGACGCACGCGATGCTGCACATGCAGGCGATCGAGCTGAAGCAGATGAAGCAGGAGGATATGCTGCA